GATGATGATGTTTCAGCCGATAGACTCAAGAACGCTGCAGCCACTAAAAAGCTCGCAATATTCGATGCATTTGAGATCTTAAATAGAATTGAAATTGAAAAAGCATTACTTGAGGGTAAAAATATAGAAGAAAAACCACAGTCTTTTAAAGGCTTTGCTGAAAGAAGATCTAAGTAATGTACGAACAATCATTATATCGCATTATAGAGCCTATAAAAATTAATACGATTAAAAGGCTTAATAAAGCAAAAAAGTGGAAATACGGCTATAATAAAGAGCATGACGTGGTTGTTATAAGCCATACTGGTGAGATCGGCGACGTTTATAGCATACAAAATTTAAAAATAGCATTACCTAAACAACCAAAAGAAGTTTTTAAAGGTAATAATAAATGGGAGGTACAAGAATATCCAAAAGAATTACAAAAGTTAAAAAGTATATTTGATTGGAAAGATTTACCAAGTAATTTTAAAGATAAGTGGAATGTTTACATTGATAGAGAATTTACCAAACGCGACGAAGGTTATTGGTTCTATAACAAAAATGTTCCTACTTATATTACTGGCTCTCATTATATGTACTTGCAGTGGACCAAAATTGATGTTGGGAAGCCAGAGTTTAGAGAAGCAAACAGATTATTCTTTATATTCTGGGAAGCTTGCAAAGCAGATACAAGATGTTACGGAATGTGCTACCTCAAAAATAGACGGAGTGGCTTTTCATTCATGGCATCGTCAGAAACTGTCAACCAAGCTACCATCTCTTCAGACTCTAGGTTTGGTATCTTATCAAAATCAGGAGCAGATGCTAAGAAAATGTTTACAGATAAAGTCGTACCAATATCCGTTAATTATCCATTCTTCTTTAAACCAATACAAGATGGAATGGATCGACCAAAAACAGAGTTGGCGTATCGTGTTCCCGCAAGTAAATTTACAAAAAAGAGTATTCTTACAAAACAAAGAACTGAAGAGCTTGAAGGATTAGATACAACTATTGACTGGAAAAATACAGGTGATAATAGTTATGATGGTGAAAAACTAGCTTTATTAGTACATGATGAAGCAGGTAAATGGGAAAGACCTGAAAATATATTAAATAACTGGCGTGTAACTAAAACCACATTAAGATTAGGTTCAAGAGTTATAGGTAAATGTATGATGGGTTCAACAAGTAACTCATTAGATAAAGGTGGTGAAAACTTTAAAAAACTATATAATGACTCAGATGTTACAAAAAGAAACCGCAACGGACAGACTCGTTCGGGACTCTATAGTTTGTTCATACCTATGGAATGGAACTTCGAGGGATTCATTGATTCTTATGGATTACCTGTATTCAATACGCCAGAAGAACCAGTCGAAGACAACTATGGTCAATACATTGACGTCGGAGTTATTGAGCACTGGGAGAATGAAGTTGAAGGATTAAAAGGAGATCAAGACGGTTTAAATGAATTTTATAGACAATTTCCAAGGACTGAAGAACATGCTTTCAGGGATGAAACTAAAAATAGCATATTTAATCTTGCTAAGATTTACGAACAGATTGATTTTAATGAAGAAGCTAGATACTCTGCTCTTGTCACTCGTGGCAGTTTTCAGTGGAAAAACGGAGTCAAAGACACAGAAGTAGAATTTACACCAAACCCTAACGGTAGATTTAATGTTAGTTGGGTGCCGGGTAAAGGTTTACAAAATAAAGTAATAATAAAAAATGGTAGCAAATATCCAGGAAATGAACATATTGGTGCATTTGGTTGCGATAGTTATGATATATCCGGAACTACAGATGGCAAGGGTTCTAAAGGATCATTACATGGCCTCACTAAGTTCAGCATGGAAGAGGTACCAGCAAATAGGTTTTTTCTGGAGTATATAGCGAGACCGCAAACTGCAGAAATGTTTTTTGAAGATATATTAATGGCATTACATTTTTACGGTATGCCGATACTTGCAGAAAACAATAAACCAAGATTATTATACTATTTAAAAAGAAGAGGTTATAGAGGTTATTCAATGAATAGACCTGACAAAGTTTGGAATAAATTATCAGCTGCCGAAAAAGAAATAGGTGGTATACCAAACTCAAGTGAAGATATTAGACAAGCACACGCTGCTGCAATTGAAAGTTATATAAATTCATATGTAGGTATAAAACACGACGGAAGTTATGGAGATTTATATTTTAATGAAACATTAAATGATTGGGCTAAGTTCGATATAAATAAAAGAACAAAGTTTGATGCGGCGATTAGTTCAGGTTTAGCAATTATGGCATGTAATAAAAATTTATATACCCCTAAAGCTACTCGTGAATTAAAAAATAAAGTAAATTTTAGTTTTGCTAAATACGATAATAAAGGCAATTTTTCAAAAATAATACAATAGATGGCAAAAGTACCAACAAGAAGTATTTTCCCCAGTCAAGCAGTAAGCGACATTGAGAAAGCAGATTTGCAATATGGATTAGAAGTTGCTAAAGCTGTAGAATCTGAATGGTTTAAAAAAGACTCAGGAAGTACACGTTACTTTGCAAATAGAGATAATTTTCATAGATTAAGACTATATGCAAGAGGTGAACAAAGTATACAAAAATATAAAGATGAATTGTCTATTAACGGTGATTTATCATATTTAAATTTAGATTGGAAGCCAGTTCCTATTATACCTAAGTTTGTAGATATAGTAGTTAATGGCATAGCAGAAAGAACATATGATTTAAAAGCTTTTTCAATAGATCCTGTAGCTAGTAAAAAAAGAACAGAATTTGTTGAAAATATGTTAAATGACATGTATGCATCTGACTTTGCAAAAAAAATACAAAATGCATTAGGAATTAATACTCTATATAATGAGGAAAAAGATATACCTGAAAATGAAGAAGAATTAAATCTTCATATGCAATTAAATTATAAGCAATCTATTGAAATTGCTCAAGAACAAGCTATAAATAATGTTTTTGAATCAAATAAATATAATTTATTAAAGAAAAGAGTTGATTACGATATAACTGTTTTAGGCATGGGTTGCGTTAAAAATAGTTTTAATACAGCAGAAGGTATTAAATTAGAATATGTTGACCCTGCTGATTTAGTTTATTCTTATACAGAATCTCCTTATTTTGATGATATTTATTATGTAGGTGAAGTAAGAAGAGTTTCTATTGTTGAGCTTAAAAAACAATTTCCGCAATTAACAAATGAAGATATTGAGGATATTGAAGGATACGGAGCCGGTAATTCAAAATTATATAACAAATCATACACAGCAGAAAGTCAAGATAGAAATTATGTATATGTATTGTATTTTGAATATAAAACTTTTGAAAATCAAGTATACAAAATAAAACAAACTTCTACTGGTGCTGATAAAGCAATACAAAAAACAGATGAGTTTGACCCACCAAAAGACGCAAGATCAAGATTTGAAAAAGTAAACAGATCTATTGAATGTTTATATGAGGGTGCTAAAATAGTTGGTTTAGAAAAAATGTTAAAATGGCAAAAAGCAATTAACATGACTAGACCAAAGTCAGATATTACAAAAGTACAAATGAGTTATAACATTGTAGCTCCAAGAATATATAAAGGAAAGCCTGAGTCATTAGTTAGCAGAATGACATCTTTTGCAGATATGATTCAAATAACGCATTTAAAGTTACAGCAAGTGTTGTCTCGTATGGTTCCTGACGGGGTATTTTTAGATGCGGATGGTATTGCTGAAGTGGATTTAGGTAATGGTACAAATTATAATCCACAAGAAGCATTAAATATGTATTTCCAAACTGGTTCTGTTATTGGTAGATCAATGACGCAAGATGGTGAATTTAATAATGGCAGAGTACCTATTCAAGAATTAAGAGCATCGGGTGGTAACCAAAAAATTGCAAGTTTAATACAGTCTTATAATTATTATTTGCAAATGATGCGAGATGTTACAGGATTAAATGAAGCAAGAGATGGTAGCGCGCCTGATAAAAATGCATTAGTTGGATTACAAAAATTAGCAGCAGCTAATAGCAATACAGCAACTAGACATATATTACAAGGTGGTTTATATGTAACATTAAAAACTGCAGAAGCAATATCATTAAGAATTGCTGATGTATTAGAATATTCAAATACTAGTGAATCTTTTATTCAATCATTAGGTAAATTTGATATGGCAACATTAGCAGAAATTTCAGAACTACATATTCATGATTTTGGTATATTTTTAGAATTAGCGCCAGATGAAGAAGAAAAACAATTATTAGAAAATAATATTCAAATGGCCATTACTCAAAAACAAATTGAATTAGATGATGCTATTGATGTTAGAGAAATTAAAAATCTTAAATTAGCTAATCAATTATTAAAATTAAGAAGAAAACAAAAATTTGAAAGAGATAGACAAATACAAATGGAAAATATACAAGCTCAATCTCAATCGAATACTCAAGCGGCTCAAGCTGCTGCTGCTGCAGATATGCAAAAACAACAAGGAATTGCGGAAAGCAAAGTAAAAATTGCACAAGCACAATCTCAATTTGATATTGCAAAATTAGAAAGAGAAGCAGCAATTAAGAAAGAATTAATGGAATTTGAATTTCAATTAAACATGCAGCTTAAAACGGCTGAAGCAGATGTAATTAAAAATAAAGAGAAGTATAAAGAAGATCGTAAAGACGAAAGAACAAAAATTCAAGCTTCTCAGCAAAGTGAATTAATAGACCAGAGAAAATCTGGTACACCACCAAAAAACTTTGAATCCGCTGGATTTGATAACTTAGGTGGATTTGGGTTAGAACAATTTGATCCAAGATAAATTTTTTAAACAATTATATAATATTTTATTATGGCAGAAATTAAAGCAAAAGTGGTAGACGCTGAAGAACCGTCTATTCAAGAAAAAGAAGAAGCAGTTCAGAAACCATCAAGTTTTGATGAAGATTCTGGAATGTACAAAGTAAATTTAAACGAACCTAAAGAAGAACAAAATGCCGTTCAAGAACAAAAAACAGAAGATGGCGTGCTACGCGGAAGCAGCGAGAATGAAGAAGCTGGGGAAAAAACCGAAGTGGAATTGCAAGACGTACGCGAAGAAAAAGAAATAGAAGAAACGCCAATATTAGAAGAAGTTATAGAAGATGATGAAACCAGTGATAACAAGGCTCCAGTGGTTGCAGAGCAAGAAGAAAGCAAAGTTGAAACGGTTGAAGAACCTAAAGAAGAAACCAAAGAACCAGTAGTTGATTATCCAGAAAATATTATAGACTTAGTTAAGTTTATGAATGAAACAGGTGGGACACTGGAAGATTATGTTCGATTAAATGCAGATTATACTAACGTGGATGAAAATACATTGTTAGTTGAATATTACAAACAAACAAAACCTCATTTAAGTTACGATGAAATACAATTTCTTATGGAAGATGAATTTTCATTTGATCAAGAAATAGATGAGGAAAGAACAATAAAAAGAAAAAAATTAGCTCTCAAAGAAGAGGTTGCAAAAGCTAAAAGCTTTTTAACAGGTCTTAAGGATACATATTACAAAGAAGTCAAGTTGGGTTCTAAGTTAGCTCCTGAGCAACAAAAAGCTGTAGAATTTTTTAACCGCTACAATGAAGAGCAAAAATCAGCTGATGAATTATTAGCAAAGCAAACAGAACATTTTAAACAACAAACTGAAAACGTTTTCAATGAAAATTTTAAAGGTTTTAATTTTAAAGTTGGAGACAAAAAGTATAGGTTTAATGTAAAAGATGTTAATAAAGTAAAAGAATCACAAAATTTAACAAGTGTCTTTGATAAATATGTTGATGAGAATAATCTTCTTACCAACGCAGGTGATTTTCATAAATCTTTATTTGCCGCTTCTAATCCTGATGCAATAGCAAATCATTTTTATGAGCAAGGTAAAGCAGATGCTATAAAACAAATGTCCGCAGAAGCTAAGAACATTAATATGGATCCTAGAAAAACTTCGGACGGTTATGTTGAAACTGGCGGTATAAAAGTAAGAGCTATATCAGGAGATAGTGATTCTAAGCTAAAAATTAAACTTAAAAATTACTAACAATTAAAAAATAATTTAAAATGGCAAGTACAAGTTTTGCAGTTGGAACTGGCGGTTTAGTCACTCCTTCTGCTTCAAAGATGACGACTATTGGATCTTATTTAGATATAAGAAATGATGGTTGGACAAAACAATATCTTCCTGAGCTTTATGAAGCTGAGGTAGAAAAGTATGGAGACAGATCTATTTCTGGATTCATTCAAATGTTAGGTGCTGAAATGCCTATGGCTTCTGATCAAGTTATTTGGTCTGAGCAAGGTAGATTACACTTAGCGTATAACGGACAAATCAATCCTGTAACTGGTGTTGTAGACACAATTACTGGTATTGATTCTGGAGCTACTGAAGCTCACGCGGTAAGAAAAGGTGCTACTGTTGTAGCAGTTGTTAACAGTATTGTATTCAAAGCTCTTGTAACTGCAGGTGCTGAGGCTTCAACATCTCAATTAACAATCAGACCTTACAGCGCTGAGCATGTAGATGATATTTCTGGTATCGCAACTACAGACAATCAGGTTATTAAGTTTTTCGTTTACGGTTCTGAATTCAAAAAAGGAACTGATTCAATGACGGATTCTATCGAGCCTAACTTCTTATCATTAACTAACAACCCGATGATTCTTAAAGATCACTTTGAAATTTCAGGATCTGACGCGTCTCAAATTGGTTGGGTAGAAGTTTCAGGTGAGGCTGGACAATCAGGATATTTATGGTATTTAAAATCTCAAGGAGATACTTCTAAGAGATTTGAAGATTACTTAGAAATGTCAATGGTTGAAGCTGAAAAATCAGCTGGTGGTAACGTATTCTCTTCTGTAACTAATGCTCCTGCAGGATCTGAAGGTCTTTTAGCAGCTATTGGTTCAAGAGGTATTGTTGGTACTGGTTTCTTTGATGATTCATCTGATCCAGTATTAGCTAGCTTTGACACATTATTAGCTAACTTAGATGAGCAAGGAGCTATTGAAGAAAACATGTTATTCTTAGATAGAGGTGCTAATTTAGGTATTGATGATATGTTAGGAGCTGTTAATGCTAACTACAGTGGTGGTACATCTTTTGGAGTATTCAACAACTCTCAAGATATGGCTTTAAATTTAGGTTTCTCTGGTTTCAGAAGAGGTTCTTATGACTTTTATAAAACTGACTGGAAATACTTAAACAACAAGTCAACTAGAGGATTAGTTGGTGGTTTAGAAGGAGTATTAGTACCAGCAGGTACATCTTCAGTGTATGACCAAAATCTTGGTAAGAATGTTAAGAGACCATTCTTACACGTGAGATATAGAGCTTCTGAAGCTGATGATAGAAAACTAAAAACTTGGATTACTGGTTCACTAGGTGGTGCATCTAGCTCTGGTACTGACAAGATGGAAGTTCACTATCTATCAGAAAGATGTTTGATAGTACAAGCTGCAAACAACTTTATCAGATTTGACTCTTAATATTTATTAAAGGTAACGGGTGCTTCGGCACCCAATGCCTTTATTTTAACATTTTTATTATATCATATTATGGCAAAAAAACAAAAAGCAGAGGTGGCTGCTAAAGAACCTGTAATGGTTGCTCCATCAAAAAAAGTGGTTAAACCACAAATACAAGATAAATTATACGAATTAACCATACATGAAACACCTATTGTTTATATTTTAAAAAGCAAAGGTATATTATGGTTTGATGAAGAAAAAGGTTACGAAAGAGAAATAAAATACTGTGAAAATCAAAAAACAGTATTTGCAGATGAAATGAAAGGGGTACAAAGAATGAGCCACATATCTTTTAAAGATGGCAAACTTTATGTGCCAAAAGAAAAACAAACATTACAAAAATTTCTTTCAATGCATCCTGACAACGGCAGTAAATTTGCAGAACATAATCCTGTTCAAATTGCTCAAGATGACTTAGAGGTGCTTGAATTAGAAATTAGTGCGTTAAATTTAGCACAAAAAATTGATGTTGATCATGCAGAAGCAATATTGAGGTCAGAATTAGGAAATGAGGTATCTAGGATGACTTCTAAGGAGCTTAAAAGAGATTTACTATTATTTGCTAGAAACAATCCTGTATTGTTCTTAGAATTGGCAAATGATGAAAACATAAATATTAGAAACGTAGGCATAAAAGCTGTAGAAAATAATATTATCGATCTTTCAAGTGATCAAAGAACATTTACCTGGGCATCAACAGGAAGAAAACTTATAACAGTTCCATTTGATGAAAATCCATATTCAGCATTAGCTGCATGGTTTAAAACAGATGAAGGAATTGAAGTTTATCAAACAGTTGAAAAAAGAGTTAAATAGTTAATTATAGTGGTTGAGCCGCTATATGCGGCTTAATCATTATATAAATAAAAATTATGGCAATTAATGTAAATACAGTATATCAAACGGTATTATCAATATTAAATAAAGAATCGAGAGGTTTTTTAACACCTGATGAATTTAAAAGAATAGGTGCTCAAGTGCAACTTGATATACTAGACAGAAATTTTCATGATTACAATCGTGCAGTTATAAAACAAAATGCTGGAAGATTTGTAGAAGGCTATGGTAATATACCAGAAAAAATTGAAGAAAAGATAGATCCATTTTATGCTTTTTCTGACATAACATTAACTAATGGTGTTGGAACTTTACCCACAGATACATATAAAATAATTAGCCTTACTGTTTCAAATAAAACTGTACAATTAGAAAAAGTAAATAAAAAAGATTTACCATATCTTTTATCTTCACAACTTACTAAACCCACAACATCTCATCCTGTATATTATCAGAGAGCAACAGATATAATTGTTGAGCCTGCATTGTCAGATGGTAGTTGGACATTGGGTGATATAAAAGTTGAATATATAAAAGTACCAAGTGATCCGGTTTGGAATAGTTCAGCAGATACAAATGGTGCTTTAACTTATACTAGTTCAGGTTCAACAGATTTTACATTGCATGAATCCGATAGAGTTGAATTAATAATAGGTATATTAAAATATGCTGGATTAGTTATATCTGATCCTACAGTTGTTCAAGCAGCAGGCGGCGAAGAATCAAAAACAATACAATTACAAAATTCATAATAAATGGGACTAATAAACGTAACACAACAGGCTTATTATAGTCAGTCACAATCATTTACCGCAACTGGTTCTTCAAATACAGTTACAATAACTACTGTTTATTTTCCTACATTACCGGCTGTTGGTAAAATTGATATTTTTATTAATGGCAATCAAATAAGCACAGGTAATTATTCTTATAATGCCTCAAGTGGTGTTATAACTTTTACTGGAAACGCTAACAATACAAATGTAATAGCTTTAGTTAATAGTGAATATAGGCCTATTGCTGGATTTATTATAGAAGTAAAAGAAATTGATAAATCTGAAAGATTTGGTAATTATAGATATATATCTTTAAATGATTTAATTAATAATTATATTGTTGCATATATTGGAGACGGTAAACTTATAAACAATGCTAAAAGAACCGACGTATTGTTTCATGCAAAAAGAGGTATACAAGAATTTAGCTATGATGTTTCAAGAATTGAAAAAATACAAGAAATAGAGTTAGGTCCTAGCCTTTCAATGCCTATGCCTCAAGATTATATCCATTATGTAAGATTATCTTATATTGATGATGCTGGTATTGAAAATATTATTTATCCAGCTAGATATACATCAAGACCATCAGAATCGATATTACAAGATGATGATTATAAATATTTGTTTGATTCAACAGGCGCGTTATTAACTGGTACACCTGTAACTAATGATAGATTTAAAGAGTTTGACATTAGTAAATTAACAGGAAATGATATAGGTGGCAATACAAGTTATGATCAAGACGATAGTTTGGATAGAATACATGTTTATGGAGGTCGTTATGGTTTAGACCCTGAAACTGCACAAAATAATGGAGTATTTATAATTGATGAACTAAATGGTAAAATAAGTTTTTCAAGTGACTTAGCAAATAGAATAATTACTTTAAAATATATATCAGATGGTTTAGGTACAGATGATGAAATGCAAGTACATAAATTTGCTGAAGACGCAATGTATAAATATATTACTTATGCTATCGCAAGTACAAAAGCTAATTATCCTGAATATATAATTAATAGATTTAGAAAAGAAAGAAGAGCGGCAATAAGAAACGCTAAACTAAGATTGTCAAGTTTAAAATTAGAAGAGCTTACTCAGGTAATGAGAGGTAAATCTAAAGTAATTAAATAATAATATATGCCAGAAATTAAGAACAATTTTCTTCAAGGTAAAATGAATAAAGACCTTGATGATAGATTAATACCTATTGGTCAATATAGAGACGCTCAAAATATAACAATTTCTAAGTCTGAAAATTCAGATGTAGGTACTGTACAAAATGTTAAAGGTAATTCTAAATTATATGGCACTAGTTTAGGATTAGGCGCCACCTATGAAACTATAGGTGTTTTTGCAGATTCTTTTACTGGCGATATATTTTGGTTTGTAACAGACTTTGAAGCAACAAATATTAATAACAATTCTTCAGCTGTAACTTACGCGGGATCAAATAAAAATTGTCGTATATATTATGCAAACGCAGATTCTCAAGCGCAACCTAAATTACTTATAGATAGCTATAGATTAAATTTTAATAAAAATTATAAAATACTTCATATTAATAAGCTTGACGATTTATTATTTTGGACAGATAATTATAATCAACCCAGAAGAATTAATTGGCGAATAGCTTTAGACGATGCTAATAACAATCTCAGTAATAACCCTGCTTCTTCCGACCAAAAAAAATATTACATTAACGATAAATATTTAGAAGATAAAATAAGCGTTGCTCAATATGCTCCTTATGCTGCTCCTACAGTTTCATTATCCTATGACTCATCTATAAAAAGTAAACATATAGAAGAAGAATTTGTAAAATTTGGCTATAGATTTAAATATGATAATAATGAATATTCATTAATGTCACCATTTACACAACATTGTTTTCAACCAGGTAAAGCAAGCCAAACATTTAATGATGGAACATATGCAAGTGGTATGGCTGGTATATTAACACAAGCTGATAAAGAAAATGCTGTAAAATCAACTGTTGTTGATACTATGGTAAATAAAGCTAATAAAGTTACTTTATCGATTACATTGCCGTTTGATGAAAATTTATCAAATCATAAAAGCGCTAAAGTAAATAATGGCTCTGGATTAACAGGAACAACACACGCAATTGATACTTTAGCTGGAAATGGAAATATTGCAGCTAATAATATAGTATTAACTGCTAAAAATGAAGTATATGTTGTAACTGGTACACCTACCGCAACAGCATTCAATACGACAACTTCAATTTCACCCGCAATACCTGATAATACAGATTTGTATTTTTTTAATGTAGGTGTAGAAAGTCCATATAGTTGGGAAAATAAATTAAAGATAAAAGAAATTGAAATATTATATTCTGAGTCTGATAGCGCAGCAATAAAGGTAATAGATAGAATAAAAGTCAATGATTCAACAAATGTAAAGCCGGTTATTGAGGTTATTAGTAGTACATCTGCTAAATTAAGATATGTATATGAATATGTTTATAAATCTACAAAACCAACAAAAACTTTACCTGAAGCTGATTTAATAAGAGTTAATGATGTAATACCTATAAAAGCTAAAACACAAGAAATATCAGGTAATAGAATAATATATGGTAATTATTTACAAAATAGAGAAATAGATACTATTACACCTACTTTCACTGTAACCAGTGGTAATCAAGGTGTACAAAATAAAGAATATTTATTATCATCTGTAAAATCAAATAGAACATATCAAGTTGGTATTGTTTTATCAGATAGATACGGTAGACAATCACCTGTTATTATACCAGAAAATTCAACAACATTTGTTGAACCACAATCAAGTTCTACGGTAGTTACCAATGGTGCTAATTCATGGACTCATAGTTGTTTAAGAGCAACATTTGATGGTGTTATTGGAAATGATAGATACAACGCAGACACAAACCCGTTAGGGTGGTATTCTTATAGATTTGTAGTTAAACAAACAGAACAAGAATATTATAATGTTTATACACCACAATTATTACAAGCAGGTACACCTACAAATTTAACAGATGAAAGGTCTTTTATATATCTACATGGTGATAATATAAATAAAGTACCTAGAGATGTAACAGATTTAAATATTGAAACTGGAACTCAAGGTTCTCAGGTTAGACTATTACCAAAAGTTACAGATAATAATATACTTAATGCAAGTAGATTTGTTGGTTTAACACAATTGGATGGAACAGATTTTATAGAGGTAACTTCTATAGGTACTTCAAGAGAACAAAGCTTAACAAATGATTTAGATGGTGGTAATGCTACTGATGTATTAAATGAAATATATAAATTTGAAAAAAATCCATTAATGGGTGAATTACCTGATGGATTTGGCGCTACTCACCAAGATTGGAAAGCATCTCCACATAAATTTAGTTTTTATGTATTTGAAACATATCCTTTTATTTCTGTATTAGATATATATTATGAAACATCTTCTTGTGGTTTATTAGAAGATTTAAATGATAAAATTTTAGGAAGTGCAGGTGCCGCGCCTACTGATATTCAAATTACAAGTACAACATTTACTGAAGCAAATCAATCTGGTACTACAGTTGGAACTTTATCAGCAAAAAAATCTGATGGAACTAATGTTTCACCTGGTGCTACTTTTGTAATAAATAGTGTAACTGATGGCTTGGGTGCTAGTCATTCTGGCACTTTTGCAATAAGTGGGGCTAGTTTAAATACTAATACAACGTTTGAATTTAAAAACACTGCAGCTGATAATTATACTATTAATATAACCGCAACAAGAACAGGTACAACAGAAACAACAACAAAAGATATAACTGTTTCTGTACAAAATGTAAACCCAACTATAAATGTTGGCTCATCTACACAAAGTATTGCCGCAGTACAAGCAAATCAAGCAACCAGTATAACAATAACAGGAACTAACGGTAGTATTAAAGCAGGTGCTAATACTAATAATTTAACATTTAGTATTGTATCTCAAAGTAATAGTGGTAGGTATACAATAAACAGTACAACAGGTGTAATAAGCGCAGGTGTTACGTTATCAAATGGAATGTCTGATACATTGACATTAAAAACAACAGACGTTGCAAATGCAACAAGTGCTAATACAAATTTAACTATAAATGTAACTGGATCACCATATACATCTTTTTATAGAGCATCAAATGGAAATACTACAGATTCCGTAGCAGTTGATGAACCTACAGGTATTCAAGCTTGGCATAATGGCGATACAGCTATGCCGGAAGAGTTCGATGTTGTATATACTAATGCCCAAGGTAGTGCTACATTTAATAGTAATGGTAAATGGTATTCTATGTGTGGACCAAATTATTGTTCATACCAAACAGCTGTATTTGTATTTAAAACAAATTCTAGCGGTGTAGTCACTGATAGAAAGCTAGGTTAAAAATAAAGTAAAAAATGTAATAATTTATAATATGGCATATGTAGTTGACATACAATTTTTTAATACATTTATTCTTAGAAGTGCTTCTAAAAATACAGTTCATGTAGAAGAATCGAGAATAAAAGGTGGCTTTAATGAGCCGTTTGCTGCATTAGGGCCTAAAGCATATGCTACGAATGAAAACTATGAAGAAAATAGAAGGGAAAATGCTTTGATATATTCTGGTATATATAATTCAAGAACAGATATAAATCAAACAAATGTATTTAGTGGTGCAGAAAAAATAACAAGAGCTGTTGATCCTGCTGATGGTAGTATACAAAAATTATATGCAGAAGACACTAATTTAATTATACTTCAAGAAGATAAAGTTAGTAGAGCATTAATTGATAAAGATGCATTATTTACAGCAGAAGGTGGACAATTAACAGCATCAGGTGCTGCGGTAATTGGTCAAATAGTTCCTTTTTTAGGAAAATATGGAATAAGTAAAAACCCTGAAAGTTTTGCTATAAAAGGTGGTAGAAAATATTTTGCTGATAAAAATAGAGGTGCAATACTTAGATTATCAAGAGATGGTATAACTGAAATATCATCAGCTGGTATGAAAGATTGGTTTAAAGATAATTTAAAAATTAGCAATTCTATTGTTGGGATGTATGATGATAATAATGATGAATATGTAGTATCTTTACAAGGACCAGAATTAGGATTGCAAGAAGATGGCTCATATTTTGGATGCGAAACTTTAAGTTTTGATGAAAGAGTAAAAGGATGGGTAAGCTTTTATAAATTTAAACCTAATTTTGGATTTACAGTAAATAAAAACTTTATTACTATAAACAGTGGCGATTTATGGTTACATAATAAAGAATATAGTATAACAACACCTAAAAATACTTTTTATGGTACAACTTCAGAAAGCTATATTACTTTTGTTGCTAATACACAACCATCTGTAGAAAAAACTTTTCATACTATAAATTATGAAGGCGACGCAGGATGGGAAATGAAATCTTCAATTACAGATTTAAATATGTATGCAAAGTCTGTACTACCAAGTTCAACAACTGTAGCATCTGGGGTTATACCAGTTAGTTTTATTAAAAAAGAAAACAAATACTATTCACATTTAAGAAATAGTACAACAGATTATGAAGGTAATAATTTACCAACAGCTTCTAATCAAGTTGTAGGTGTAGAAACATCAGGTATAAAAGGATTTTTTACAACAGTTAAAATGCAACATAATTCAATCGATAAAGATGTAGAATTATTCTCAGTTTCACACAATGTAGCAGGTAAATTAAAAGTACCAAGAACAACTAGCAGTACATCTGCAAAAAAATAATTTAATGGAATTTAATATACGCAGACTCGAAGAGTCAGACTATGTAACAATAAGTGAGTGGTGGAAAGCTTGGAAATGGCCAGTTCTACCAAAAACTTTTTTGCCTGATACAGGTTTTATAGTCGAAAAAAACAATATAGGTATAGTTTCTGGTTATGTTTATATGACCAATTCTAAAGCCGCTTTACTTGAATGGATAGTATCTAATCCAGAATATAGAGAAAGTGACAGAAAAGACGCGATAACGCTGTTAATTCAAGCCGTAGAGCGCGTTTTAAAAGACCAAGGTATAAAACATATATTTACCATTGGTAGAAATAAAAGTTTGATAAAAAAACATAAAGAATTAGGGTGGGATGTTGACGAAAATCCATCTTACGAAATAATAAAAAATTTATAATAATGGCAATATTTAGTGCAATAGCAGCTGGAAAAGCTAGAAAAGCTCAGGGTAAGGCCCAAAGTAAGTTAGATAAAGCTATAGCTGACAGACAGGAAATAATAAATCCTTATGAAAATGTAACGGATTTAAGCAGCATGGTTAGTAATCCTTTTGCTAATTTACAAGTAGCTACAGGTGCGGCAGAAATGCAAGCAGAACAAGCAGATATATCTTTAGCAAGCACGCTAGACACTTTAAGAGCAACAGGAGCCGGTTCAGCTGGCGCTACAGCATTAGCACAGGCGGCATTAAGAAGTAAACAAGGTATTGCCGCAACTATAGAACAACAAGAAGCACAAAACGCAAGATTAAGAGCGCAAGGTGAGCAAGTGGCTCAACAACAAAGAATAGCTCAAGTACAAAGAATGCAAGAAGCAGATGTTTTAGGTAGAACGTTTATGTTTCAAGCACAAGAAAGTAGAGATATTGCTGATATATCAAGACAAGCTGGTATGGTCCAACAATATGGACAACAAAGAGCTGATGCTTTAGGTGCTATGGGGAAAAACACTGGGGCTGTGCTTGGGGCTTTTGCAGGGGGACTAGGTCAAGCTGCTGGTGAAAAATTGTTTTGATAATAAAAAAATATAATTATGGCATTACCAAAAGTAACATACGGATCATATAACTATGGACAATATGCTAATCCAACAGCTATTAGATACAAAGGTGGCTTAGGTGAAGGTTTAGCTGAAGGTCTAGTTAGGGGTATAGAAGGTTTTAAAAAAGGAAAAGCTAAAGCAAAATTAGCTGAAGAGCAAAGCTTTATAGCGAGTACTGAATATGAAAATAAAGTTAATAAAGCTTTAGGAAATGCGCAGTCAGCTAATAGAGAATTTGTAATAGGTTTAAAACAAGAGGTTGGCGATTTAGTTAAAAATTATAAACTAGGCAGAATAAGCTTGGATGAATATTCAAAAGGAATGGATAAGTATAATGGATATTTGAATGATCTTCAGTTAATGAGTGGTATAGTTACAAATATAGCATCTTCTGATAATCCAGATGTAGATTTAACAACAGTAAGGCCAAGCCTAGACAATATTGGGTCAGCAATGACAAGAAATTCACTACAAAAACAGCAATTCATTATATCTGAAAATAAAACAGAAGATGGACTTAATTTTTCTTTGCCATCTGGTATGCCGTCAGATTTTAAAATAGTTAACATGTCTGTAAAAGATCTTATAAATGACGACAGATATTACACACCTAAAATACAATTTGATTTTGATGCAACCCCTATTGCTAATAGTTTATTACAAAATATTAAAAATTCTAAAGAAGGCAATGAGGCTATAACCTACACTAGAAGATCTATAGGTGATAAAGTTTTTGAATATGGTAAAATTAAATCTGAAAATATTGATCCCTACTTAGCGGCTAATCTTGATAAAGATTTAGTTTTAAAGGCGTTAACAAAAGAGCAAAAAGAAGCATATTTTGAAGATTCTATAGAGGGTAATAAAATGGGTGATTATGTAGGTTCTGAAGAACAAGACCAACAAATATATAATGCTCTTTCTAATGAAATAAAAAACAAGCTTTTAAATTTAGAATTTGATCGTAAAGATGTAACTCAGATTGTTAATAGAAAAAACCAAGAAAAAATTAATTTAGTAGCTGCAAAAAATGAATTTGAATCATATACTAAAAATATTGATGGTATTAAAAATTATCTTATAGATAAACAATTAGAGCTTGGCGACGAAATAAAAGACGGGGCAAAACCGGGTAGCATTGTTGTAACTAAAAAATTTAAAGACGAAGAAGGTAATGATCTTTCTCAATCATATGAATTAGATTTTACAAATAAAGAAACATGGAGATTTATTGTTGGTGGTCAAATAAAAAATGATTTAAGAAAATTTTATGGAGGATCTCAGCCTATTACCGAACAATTAGGACAATTTGATATTGATCAAGCATATGATAATTTTATGAAAGAAATTAAAAATATTACTCCTACTAAAGTAAAATTTAATCCTGAAACTGGCGAATTCGAAGAAAAAAATAATGTAGAAAAAGCTTTTGAAATGGATATTCCATTTTTACAACAATTAAAACAAATTGGAAAACCTATAAGAAATTAAATTATGTTAGAATATATAGTAGATGGTCAAATTGTTGAAGTTGACCCTAAAGACAAAGAATTGTTTTTAGAAAAATATCCTAATGCTACAGAACAAAAAAGTGTAGAACCGGATTTTCAGACTCCCACAACACCGGGTGCGGTTGTGGAGGAAACTGCAGCACCCGATACGGAATCCAAATCGGAAGATATTTCTTTGGGTTTACCAGAAAAAGTTAAAAATATATATGATAATTTACCTAAACCTTTGCAATGGATAGGCAGTCAATATGCTCGAAAGGTTAGAAAAGGAGCTATAGGGGCTTTAGATTTTACTAATTTTCTTGGTGGAATAGTTGAAAGCGCGGAAGGCGCAGCAGAAACCGCTTTAACATACAGATCAGACCAATTAGTTAGATCAGGAAAAATTACACAAGAAGAACAAAACTACTTACTTAATGAAATTTCAGATGGTGCTTTTGCTCCTCTTACTGATATTTTTGATCAAACTCAAAGAGCAAGAGATGTATTAGCAGATTTTGGACAAGAAGACCCTAATAGAACTATATATGAAGAATTAGAGCAAGGTAATTTTGGTGACGCAATAGATAAGCTTGAAAATGGCTTATTGCAAGCTATTCCAAGTGTAGCTGCAGCATTTGCCGGCCCTGCTGGTATGGCTGCTATTTTTACATCTGCTACCGGTAGTAACTATAAAACAAAAGTAGATGCTGATCCTAGTAAACGAGGTGATACTGAAACATTTGGGTGGTCTTTGGCTCAAGGAGGTGTAGAACTAGTTAGTGAAATGGTAACAAGAGGTATAGTTAAAGGATTTGGTAAAATGACTTTGGCACCTAATACAGTTAAAAATATATATAAAGCTACTACCAAAAATTTAGCTGGTAGAATACTAACAGGAGCAGCATTAGAGGGTAGTTCGGAAGTGGGTGCTCAAGAAGTAAATAGATATTTAGATTATATATGGGATGAAGATAATGCGTTTGGTTACCAAAAAACAAATCCCGACGGGAGTATAAAATACGATGTAGGAAACATTCTTCAAAGAAGTTTTGATACATTTTTGATTAGCTCTATTGTTGGTGGTGGATTAGGAGCGGCTAGTAAAACGCCTGGCTCAAAAAGATATACAGAAGAAAGATTAAGCCCTGTTAGATTTAAAAAAGATAATCTAAAAATAGTTGAAGAAATATCCAAATTAGAAACCGAGTATGTTACAAACCCTAATCCTATAATTGAAAATAAAATATTAGAATTACAGCAGAAAGTAATAGATAACAAACTTTTAAATGAAAGAGTTTTAAATTCTTTTGAAGATTCAGAGTTAGTAGAATATGCTAGAGATAAAATAGCTATTAGTGAAGCTAGAGATAGCTTAAATAATATTGAAGACGTTAATATTAAAAACAGTATTGAAAAAGCTATTGAACAAAAAGAACAAAAAGTAGATGCACAATATAATGACAAGCTAAGTAGGTTAATCAAAATATTAGAAAAACCAATAAAACCTGAAGGAGCTTTATTATCTGACTTTGGTATACTTTCTGCAGCTGATAAATTAAGAGAAGTTGCATTAGATAAAGCTAAGCAAACAAAAATATCTAATGATGTACAAAAAATATATGAAGAAAAAGGCACTGAAGGGGCGTTTGAAATCATTGAAAAATTTAAACCTATAACAAATAAACTTGTAAGAAAAAGAAGGGAAGCCCCTAATTATGATGAACAACTGTTAAGAGATGAAATTGAAACAGGTGAAAGAGGCATATTAGATTTAATAAGAGAATACAAACCAGATAGTGGCGTTCCTTTATCAGGATATATAAACAAGTTTTTACCAGCTAGGGCAATTGAAGCATCGAAAAGAGTATTAGGCGAAGAGTTTACACAAGATGTAACTGAAATAAGAGAATCAAGAATTGAATTAGATGATACTACTCAAGAAGTTTTAGATTTTGTAAGAACAGAACCTAAAGCAAAAGAACAATTAAGAGATATAGCTGGTATTACAAAAGAAAGTGTACAAAAAGATGCTACTGAAATATTGAAAGGTAAGTTGCCTGGCATAGTAGAAAAAAGTGGTAGAGATCAAAACGAAATACTAACAGCAATAAATAACGCTAGCAAATTAAAAATAAGTGATAGTGTTCTTGAAGAAATGGGTGGAAATTTTAACAATACCCAAGAACAGAATAGCAGGTTTGCAACATTTTTAGATACCAACTACGATGCAATAATAAAATCCATACCTGACGCTGTTAAAAATAAATTACCTGTATTTGAAAAAATTGATACTGGTAAAAGAGAGAAAACAAAAGAAGGCAAAAAAATATTTGAATATAAGACGCCTACAAAAGAACAAATGCTTTCTTTTTATACAGAAGGAGGCCTTACAACTTTAAGAGCAAGAAAATTAAAACTAGCTGATATACTTGCACAAGAAATAGGTAAAGACGCTATAGCAGAAGTTTTGGCTGATGCTAATATTCAAAAAGAATTTTTAGAAAGACAAGAATTATTAGGTAAAGAAATACCACAGGATGCAATACCAAGATTATTACAAAGAATAGATAGATTAATTGAAAGCATAGACACAAAAAGCGATGGAACATTAGCAATGGGTATATCACCTGTTTTAATTAAAAGAGCTTTTAAAGGTGGTTTAAAAGTATTTAGAGCAACATTAAAGAAAACAAATGATTTTCAAAAAGCTTTAACTGCATTCATTAAAAAAGTAAAAACTTATTTTAAATCTGCTGAAGAAGGTAAAATAGCTGAAGAAGTTATAAAAGAAAATGTAACTATAAATAATATTGAAAGCTTAGACCTTGATGCAATGATTGATGAAGTTGCAAAACGTGTAAATACTAATAGAGGTATTGCATATGAAAGAGTAATATATTCCAATGCAGCTAATGTTAAAAATCCTTTATTTAAAATAATTGGCGAACAAACTGAAAAAGGTGGTGCTGCCGATATACAATTTGAAATTGCTGGTAAAAGATTTGATGTAGAAGCTAAATTAGAAAGCCCGCAATATAGTAGTATAAATGGACAATACAATTTTAATAATAAAGTTTTTACAAATTCTAAAAATACTAAAATTAGTGAAGGTTTACAAATTACATTAGACAATATATTAGAAAAAGCAAAACCTGCACTAGATAAATATAAACAAAGAGCGACTGAATTAGGTGTTAATTTAGAAACAAGCGGTAGTAAAATGCCAATTGATATATTTAATCAATTAAAAGAAGAGGGATTACAAAATAATATTACAACTAGAGAAGTTGTTAGTCAATCAGTAATAGAAGAATTATATAATAAAAAAGATCAATATTATATACAAATAAAAGGAAAAGGATTATATTATATAGGTAAAAACCCATTAAATTTACCTGTTCCTAAATTAGAAGGGGATGTAACAATTACATTTAGAATAGCGAGGAGTTCAAGAGATAAAAATAACAATGTTACTCCTACTCTTAGATTTTTACCAGATGATATAAATATAACTAGTAAAAAATCTGATCATAGTATAGATACAGCTAATGGAATAAATAAATTATTAAAGTCTGATAATATATTAGATTTAATAGCAAAACAAAAATCTATTGAAAAATATAATTCAAAAGATTTAAATAAAGATTTTAATAAGTTTTTAGAAAAATCTACGGGTATAGGCGCTCAAAAAGTATTTAGCAAGGCTAAAGCAGAGGCAAGAGCTAAAACAGTAAGAAAAGGTTTTGGTGATTATTTTGTACCGCCTGGTGCTGAAGATTTTGCTGGTTTAATGCATAAAACATTAGCCAAAGGCAAAGAAGGAGAAAAACAATTAAAGTTTTATCAAGATAATTTATATACACCATATAACGTTGCTAATGAAAACATAACACGAGAAAGAGCGGCGATGTTTGAAGATTTTAGAGCATTAAAGAAAAAATTAAGTAATGTGCCTAAAAAATTAAAAAAGCTTACTAAAGGTGGTGATTTTACAAATGACCAAGCTGTTAGAGTATACATGTGGAATAAGTTAGGTCAGAAAGTTCCTGGCTTATCTGAAACAGATTTAAAATCTTTAGTAAAAGAAGTTAGTAATGATAAAGAATTAAGTCAATTTGCTAATGAGTTATTAAATATAACTAAAGGTGATGGGTATGTAAAACCTGAAAACAATTGGATGAGTGGTAATATAGCTACTGATTTAATGGGATTAATGAATTCAACTAAAAGAAGTAAACATTTAGAAGTTTGGCAAAATAATGTTGATCAAATATTTAGTGAACAAAATTTAAATAAATTAGAAGCAGCTTACGGCAAAAAGTGGGTAACTAATCTAAAGAAAACTTTAGAAAGAATGAAGACTGGCATGAATAGAAAATGGGGAGGCGATGCAGTTTTGCAATCTTATTTAGATTGGGTAAATGGTTCTGTTGGTGCAATCATGTTCTTAAACACTAGATCGGCTGTGCTACAAACAATATCTAATATAAACTATTTAAACTTTAGCGACAACAACCCATTGCAAGCTGCAAAAGCATTTGCAAATCAAAAACAATATTGGTCTGATTTTAAAACTATATTTAATTCTGATTATTTGCAAGAAAGAAGAGGTGGTAATAAAATTAATGTAAACGAAAGCGAATTAGCATTAGCTGCTGAAAAAGGTGGAATACAAGGAACAATTAGTTTATTATTAAATAAAGGGTTTATATTTACAAAAATAGCAGATAGTTTTGCTATTGCTTCAGGTGGTGCTTCAATGTACCGTAATAGAATAAATACTTATATTAAAGAAGGTTTATCTGAAAAAGAAGCTACAGAAAAAGCATTTATAGATTTTAAAGCTATAACTGAAGAAACACAACAGTCAAGTAGACCTGATAGAATATCTGAACAACAAGCAAGTAATGCGGGTAGATTATTATTAGCATTTGCTAATACTCCAATGCAGTACAATAGAATTATTAAAAAGAATGCCCAAGATTTAATTGCTCGTAGAGGTGATCCTAAAGAAAAAATATCTAAAATAATATATTATAGTACAATACAAAACTTAATATTTAATGCAATGCAAAAAGCTTTATTTGCTTTAGCATTTGCAGAAGATGAGGAAGATGAGGAAGAAGTATCTAAATACGCTTTAGTTGGAGAAGGCATGGCTGATTCATTATTAAGAGGGTCAGGTTTAACAGGTAACGCTGTGGTTGCTGTAAAAAATGTAGCTATAGATGTGGCTAGAAGATCCGGTAGACCAAGACCAAATTTTAAAGATGCAGCATGGAAAGCAGCTACTTTATCACCACCAATTAACAATAAATTAACTAAAGTGAGAGGTGCATTATATTCATTAGATTATGTTACGCCTAGAAATATATTTGATCCATCGTTAGATAATCCAGCATTATCAGCAGGGGCGAATATAATATCCGCTACAACCAACATACCATTAGATAGAGCATTAAGAAAAGCACAAAATATAGAAGCGGCAATGAGTGATGAAGCAGAGTGGTGGCAAAGCACAGCATTATTAATGGGTTGGGGGTCATGGGAATTAGGTATGCAAAAACCAAAAAAACAATCAAAAAAGAAGACAGAAGTTCCTAAACCACTTTTTGATAAATCACAAAATATATTTAATAAAAGAAAAAGTACAATTTTTAAATAAATAATTATGGCAAAAGACGCGTGTTATAAAAAAGTAAAAGCAAGATATAAAGTATTCCCATCAGCATACGCTAGCGGAGCTATTGCAAAATGCAGAAAAGTTGGTGCCGCTAATTGGGGTAATAAATCAAAAAATAAAAAATAATGAAAGGAGTACCACATTTTAAAAAAGATGGCACAATCTATAAAGGTGCAACACATAAATCAGGTAAACAATTAATGTCTGGTAAGAAACATACTAAATCAAGTGTAAACTTATTTCATATTAATCAGTTACCTAAAAAATCATTAAATAAAGCTTATAAACAAGCAGGCTTATTAAAGTAATGGCAGATCCAGTAAAAGGTACAGGTAAAAAACCTAAAGGTAGTAGCAGACGTTTGTATACAGACGAAAATCCAAAAGATACAGTTAGTATTAAATATGCCAGCGTGGCAGATGCTAATGCTACATGCAGAAAGGTTATGGGATCAAGTAAGTCTTTTGCTAGAAAAATACAGATATTAACTGTAATGGAACAAAGAGCTAGATATGGTAAGAAGCCAAGACAATCTAAGATAGCTACAGCTTGTAAAAATAAATTAAGAAAAAAACATGGCAGTAAGAAAAACTAAAAAAGGAGCTCAGTTAAAACGTTGGTTCAAAGAAAAATGGATTGATGTAAGAACAGGTAAACCTTGCGGTAGACGTAAAGGTGAAAAAAGAGGTGTGCCTTATTGTAGACCAAGTAAAAGAATATCTAGCAAAACAGTTAAAACAGCAGGTGAAATGTCACCATCAGAAAAGGCTGCAAAGATAAGAGAAAAGAAAGCATTAGGTCAACCAGCAGGTAAACCGAGAAGAGTTAAAAATGTTAAAAGAAGAAAAAAATAGGTAATTACATATAGTATACAAACTTAATCGTTATGGCAAAAAAAATCTCAGAAGAAACGGAAGTACAACTTGACTTAAAAACGATCGGAATGATCATTGGTGGAGCTATCGCTTTAGCTGCCACTTATTTCACTTTAACGGCTGAAATAGAGCTTGCTAAGGAGTTACCTAAACCAGATATATCAAGAACTGAATTTGATTTAAAAGACGAATTAATTCGTTCGACAATAATTGATATAGATGAAAAGGTAGACAAAAACGCAGAAAAGCTTGAAGATATAGACGAAAAGCTTTATCAGCTAATAAAAGAATAAATATGAAAAATTTAATTACTTTAATCTTATTATTATTTACATCAATTTCATTTTCACAAGAAATGACAGTATTATACATGAACTCATCATGGAATCAAAGAAATCATTATGCAGATGTAGATAAATTAAAAAGAGCAAAAATTTTAAAAGTAAACTTCGAGGACCAACCAGTAAGCATAAGAAAAGCAATAAGATCAGTACCTGCAATTATAGTATTAAAAGACGGTAGACCTGTGGCTACATGGCAAGCAGATTTATCTATGAAATTAAAAGTGCGCTATGAAGACGTACAAGCCGTAATTGATGGCACGGTTGTTCCTAAATTAAGAAGAGCTTCAACAAATTAATATGCAAGAACTTACAGAAAAATCAAAAGTATCGTTAGATATCAAAGCGGTAATTGGTGCAGTATTTGGTATTGTATCCATTGCTGGTGTTTGGTTTACACTAACAGCTGAAATAGCACAATTACAATTAGATGTAATTAGAATGCAAGATGCCGTAGCACTTAATGAAGAATTTAGAATTAAATGGCCAAGAGGAGAAATGGGTGCTTTACCAGACGATGCCAAACAAGATTTAAGAATAATGTATTTGCAAGATGATGTTGAAGCATTACAAGAAGTTGTTAAGAAGTTAGAAATAGACAACGCAAAAAAATAAAATTAAATGAAAAACATAAGCAAGCATATCTCATATAAAGAGGGTGTGTATAGCATCACTGCTTTGAGATTAGGTTTAAATAATGATCCTACAAAAACTCATTTAACTAATATGGAATTATTAGCTGAAAAGATTTTTGAACCATTAAGAAAACACGTAGGTGGACCAATTAAAATAAATTCATTTTATCGCGGACCTGAATTAAATAAAGCGATCGGCGGGAGTGCCAATTCGCAACATTGTAAAGGCCAAGCAATTGATATTGATGATGTATATGGTTATATGAGTAATGCTGATATGTATGAATATATAAAGAATAACTTATCGTTCGATCAGATGATATGGGAATTTGGAAATTCTGATAACCCGGATTGGGTTCATGTAAGTTATGTAAATGAAGAAGCTAATAGAAACAGATGTTTATTAGCTTATAAAGACGAAAATAATAAAACAGCTTATAAAGTAATATAGTATGGAAAATTGTAATTGTCCCTTTTGCATTTGTGAATAACAAATAGAAATAAATAAAGGGGCCGCAAAGCCCCTTAATTATTATAACTAACTCCCGCCAACCACTCATTTCCTCCGTTGGTGATCAACCCAACGAACGTTAGTTATCCGTCACACGCTAAACAGTTTTCAT